CACCACGTCTAAACGCTGTATCAAAAATAATGTTTGTTGGTTGAACGATTGCTATTGGTGGGTTTGGATTATCCGGAACAAAAGATGATGTTCTTAATCCTGTTATTGTCGCTAATCGTGTTGCTAAACCAGTACGGATATTTGAAATTGAAGCCATTAAAACAAGTTCCGTAATTTACGATAAGGCATAACTAATTGTTCAACATCTGGATCAAGACGGCTTACGCGAACTGGTCCGAAATCCCCAAATCCAGCGACCCCAAGTGGGCTGTCAAATCTTTTAAAATATCTTGATGATTGAATTATCGTTGCTTGTTTAATCGCGTTAGGTACGGCACTCCAACCCCAAACACCGGTTATTTGAATTAGTGCTTGACCACTTCCATTTGGATAAGGCCAATAAGGGAATAAGTAATTACCTACTGCTCTTATTTTGGTGTAAGGCCAAGCGATTCCATCAAGAACACCATTTATTGGTTCAAGTTGAATATCGGTTGAAGCCCAAGTCGTGTCGTAAGAAATTGGGTTTGAGTTCATTGAACTTTTGACAATAAGTCCATTAGCAGTTGCTAGGTCATCAATTGGTAAAATATAGTCATCGTAAGCAGAAAACACTCTTACGGCTGTTCCTTGATTCCAAAATGAACGGCTACAAAATCCATCTATTGAACGGCTTGCTGATTCTGTTGCAAGTTCGATTAAATCGTTATCAACATTGTCGGTGATTCTAAGTGCTGCTTTCACTTCGTTTAAAGAAGCGTACCCATTAGTAATTGCCACAAAAACTCCTATTTGGTTTATAGTCTATCTTCATTTTACACGCATGTTAGACGTATTTGGTTTGAGATATTTCAATAAAGTTGTCAATCAATTTATCGAACTCTTTACATACAACAGTATAAGCCTCGTATTGTTTTGTGACTTCGCTTTTGGCTTTCTCTAAATCGTTCATATCCCAAAAAAATCCATGCATAGGGAAAACTGTTTTTTTCAATTTTTCTTCTGTCCAATCATGGGTGACGTTAGACATAAAAACAGGGGTTCCTAAAAAGGTTGCTTCCATGTTTATTCCACTAAAGGAATCGAATGAAATAATATATTCATAAGACGCTAATTGGTCTGCTAATAAATTTCTATCGTTTGGATAAAATTTTTGAATCAATTCTGCGTTTTCGGGTAAAGGACAATTTTGTTTCCCTTTCCCAATCCAATAACCAACATTTTTTCTTTCAACTTTTCGAGGACTAAAAATATCTAATTCGTATGGGTTTACAGTTAAAAGATAATCACCATTTAATCCATGACACCATTCAAAACATAAATCTTTATTCTCGCCTTGCGCTAAAAGCCAACGACAAACATAATCGCTGTTTAGAGGATTGTCCGTTATGATTTCTGGATACATAACAATATCATTAGGATTATTTGATTCTTTATAATGCAATTTAGATTTCATTCCTCTTTTATTTAACTCATCATTCAAAACATGTAATGCTCGTATGCCTCCAGAAAAATTATTATATTCTGGCGCCCAAATTGTGTATTCTCTTGTCATTCCCAACTGTTCTCTTTTCTTGTATTTAATGACCAAACACCTTGAGTCAAATCGTTTTCTGCTTGTTTTTTATTAAAATAAATCATGTTAAGTCTAAATGTTTTAGAATTTTTTTCTTCGTACCCACCTTTTAGCGTACTGCTATTTTCGTGTTTTATAGCAATATCAGATTGTGTTGTTTTTACTTCTTTTTTACCACAACGCCATTCATATTCTGTATCCTCAAAATATGCTGGATAAATTCCTTCATCAAACAATCCTATTGTTTCAATAATTTTTGAGCCAATACTAAACGCACACCATTTTGGGTTTCCGTTAGAGAATAATAAGGTTTCAGTATTTGAATCTTTAGCAAAAGAGTTTAAAGACCCTGGAAGAAATTCAATATCGTGATTCACGATCAACCAATAATCAACAAAAGGTAAACTTTTAATTCCTAAATTCCAAGAAACTGGAACCCCTAAATTTGTAGGCATTTGTAAATGGTAAAGATTTTGAATATGTGGGTTCTTAAAAGAGTATTCCCAATTCGCGTCTTTCCCATTATCCACAACTATTACGTTTTCAATAGGGTAGTCAATAGAGGACAACATTTTGTCTAATAAGTTATGCCCGTTCAAAACCGGCACGATAAGCACAGGAATCATATACTGTTTAAACGCCCCCAGAAGCCTTTTGCGCCACTTTTATTGGGATTATGGGTTCTTGGATACCTAAAAGGAATTCATCTCTATAAATGCGTTCTAAAGCCGGTAACCACGCTGTTTCAAATACATAATCGGCATCATATTTCTTTGCGTGTGCAATCGCTTTAGTCGAACGCTTACGCCCATTGTTATACGCTTCTTCCAAAGCGTTTATTATCTCTTTAACATTTGGGGTATGTAGCCATGCGTTTTGCATAGCGTCCCAAAATGGTTGTCCGTCCACAACCCAACCGTCACCAACTAATTCTGGTTGTGCTGAAAAGTTAGAAACGATAACAGGGGTTCCACAGGCTTGCGCTTCAATAACCGGAATACCAAATCCTTCGCCCATTGAACATGCAAGTAAAACATCAGTAGCCGTATATAAAGTTGCTAGTGCTTCTTGAGGAACACCAACTCTGTAAGCATATTGGTCCACAAACTTATATTTAGTTTGAGGAACACCAACGGCTTCAAGTAATTTATGCAAATTTATTCCACCGGAAGAACCAACATCTTCGGTATGTAAATATAAACGAACGTCATCATGATTTTTAGCAAATTGACTAAACGCTAAAAGATTTTCTGCAAACGCTTTACGGTTTGGGGAAACGCCTTTATTTGCTGCAAACATTGATACAACAAAAACGTCTTCATCAAATCCCATAAATTGGCGACCTGTAAATTCTTTTTCATTATTAGCCACTTTATTTTTAGGTTCAAAAACTTTTTCAATAGCATGTGGGACATATAAACAATCAACGTCTTTAGTGTTTAACATATGTTTACCAAATTGTGACATAGCAATAGGCATAACGTTTGGTTTACGACACCAAGATAAAACATCAATAGGAGTTGGTAAATGGTCTATCGGAACCCATGACGCAATAGGTAAATTATTAAATCTAGGGTTTTTTAAAACCCAAACATCAAATAATGTAAATAAAATTGTTTGAGCATTTATGTTTCGGCTAGCCCAATCTTGAACATGCGCTGTAACAATATCGTTGGACCAAAGATCATAACCTCTTTGGTAAATTTGGATACCGTTCCAACTTGTGTTATTGCCCTCTAACCCATAATTAGAAATTATTGCTGTTTTGTAGTTTTCTTTTTGGAGCCTGGTTGTAACTTGTGCGCTTTGTTGTCCGTAACCGGTTCCTGCCCAAGGGGCGTTTGAATACCAAATGACGGCTCTATCATGTGCGCTAGATGAGTTCTTAATAGGTAAGTTGCTATATCGTCTGGCAGATTTACTGGAACGTTCTTTATTATTACTTTCATTAGACACGCAGTTCTCTTTTCTCTCGCAGGAAAGTGTAGCCTCAACCCTGCGCTGTCAAGGCTACACGTTTAGTTAAAGGGGCGCTGTTAAGCAGTGCCGCCTCTAAAGACATTTACTGCACCTTGTTGTGGTAATCCACCGTCAAGACGTAGTATCGCACGGAATGTTACCAAGTCGTTAGCAAAAGCGAATTCATCTGAACGAACAAATGAAAGGTCGCGTACTTGACGAACATGGTAGGTAGGCAAGTGACCGAACAATACGCTCTTAGCAACTGTTCCGGCATTTGCCATATCTGGGTTTTCGTAGATTGAATAACCTAACAAACGGTCTGGCTGACCTGCTTGTAATGATGGTTCAAATAGGTATCTGTTTTCGTTATCTTTTAATTTACGAACTGCAGATAGTGAATTTGAGTTCATCATCCAACCGGTTCCTGGCATTCTACGGTAAACAGAGTTTACTGAGTATGAAAGGTCGATTAGGTTGTCACCTGAGAATGCACCAGCCACGCCAGTTCCACCGGTTACACCGGTTCCTGCTGAAGTGATGATACCTGTTGGTTCAACTGTTCCTGTACCTAATGTCAATTTGTTGTTTACAGAAACACCCATGGCTATACCGGCTTGTCTTGCAAGGAAGCCAAGAATATCCACGCCTGTATCTTCTAACATTTCAGATGATATTTGGGTTAGGAATGAGAACTTGTAAGCACTCAAAGTTAAGAAACTTTGGAATGTTGGGTCGCTCTCACCAATAGCAGAACCTTCTGCTGTTGCTGTTGCACTTGAGTAGGCGTTTGTTCTAGGAATTTGTAGATTTTCGCCACCTTGAGTACGAATGATTGTTGAGGTTTCCAACATTGGACCCACGACAACCATGTGTTCGATAAGTTGGTCATAAAATGATGTTGGGATTGGTGCGCCTGTATTAGTTTTTAATACATCACGTTTTTCACTTGGCCCAAATGTTGCTGAACGTACTTCGCCTCTTGCGAGTTTACGGAATAGTTCTGACTCATCATTTTGTGGTTTATCTGTGCGAATTTCGGCTTCTACTCTTGAAGCAGCAGCCCTTTCTTCGCGTTGCGCATCTGCTCTCAATGTTTCAATTGTTTTGGCTCTTGCGTCCAAATCTTGCATGATACGGTCATACTTTTGTTGTTCTTCACCGTTTAGGTCACGGCTTTCTGAAGCAGCAGCATCAAGAAGTGATTTTGCTTCTTCCCATGCTTTAGCGCGTGCTTCAACTTGTTTGTTAATGTATTCCATTATTCTCCGTTTTTAGGATTGGGATACTATGCGGCTCCGCATAAGTTATTACGAAAGTGGCTCCACTTAATCGTCTTATTATTATTGCAGAAATTTAGACTTGCGTTTTACGGATTTCTGCTGGCTTTATGATTCGTTCTTCTTTTGGCTTTAGTTCCTGATGTTCATCAACTATGGCTTTAGCGATATCGTCCACTAATTCATAAATAACACCGGACTCTGGGTAACCAGCTACTTTCAAAATTGCTTGTTTTATTGACTCTTGATTCATAATGCTTTCCCTAATAATTCTAGTTGTTTTCTTTTAAGGGCTAATAAATCTTCGGTGGTTGGTTTATGTTCTTTTAATTTATTGACCACTTCTACAATCAAATTAGCAGAATCCTCGTTCAAAACGTCACCGTTCTCTAAAGCAGTAATTGCGTCAGATAGTTTATCTGGATCAACGTTAGTTCGAGTAGCCAAATAATCTATTGTACGAATACTTGCTGTTGTATCTTTGTAAGCAGGGAACCCTGTTACAACTGATACTTCGTGCAATCTTATTTCGTTTAGTTCTCTTTTACGACCATCTTTAGACCAAGAGTCCCCATCTTTAGGAACACTAAACCCAAATGACATAGAATGAACATCTCCACGTTTCATAAGAACAGCCAAATCGCGACCTGCTGTTGTGTCAGGCAAAATTGCTTCTGCTAATAATCCTTGACTATCTTCTTTAAGTTTTAAAGTTTTAGAACGAGTTGAAGCCAAAACCATATCCATATTGTGGTTCATAAACATTTTAACTTCGTTACGTGAACGTAAAGATTTATTAAATGCTCCAGGCATAATTCGTTCAATAAAAGGTAATGGTTCTGAGTCTTTATCAAATACTGCAGCATATCCGGTGAAACGCATACCGTCTTGTTCTCCGTCTATGCGTAATTCAAAATCTACGTCATTTTTTACACGGCGCTCTACTTTACTCACTGCTGTTTCCTTTTCTTCATGTAATAAGTTTACATTGATTGAGGCGAACTTTCTTTCATCTTTTTCTGCATCTAATCTTTCAACTAAGTTAATAGCGTAATTCATTGTTCGAGTGGCTGCTCTTTTACTTGGACCGGAACCCCACAATAAATGTGCAACTAAACCTGCACCTGGATATTCTTTGTCACTAGGGTTATTGTTTTTAGGGGCATCTAAATCAACCATGTGTCTAGCAATCCAAGGACCA